TTGTTCCGTCACTTGTGACTATTGCTCTTGGAACTCCGCCTGTTTGATAGCCTAAGTTCTCAACATAAGTCAACCAATTCTGTCTATCTTCTGAGCTTCTACTAGGGTATGGCTCAATCTTAGCTGTATCCTCTGGCAATCCTAACATCTCGCCATTTTTAACAGCTTTCTCTATTTGTTCATTAGCATACTTTATCTTACCTGCGTTGCTTGTCTTATAGTAAGCAATACCTAAAGCCTTATCTCTATGCTTAATTAGTCTTTCATCTTCAAAAGCCTCTATCATAGCATCGTTTATATTTTTGTTAGATTGTATGATTGATGTTCCGTGATTTTGGTCTCCTATTCTCTTGTTTCTTGAGTGCAACATATTTTCTTTCTTAATTGCTGTCCACGCTTTGCCGTTCCAAGTATCATACCTTTTAATCAAGCCATCCTTACCATAAACAATCCTTACTCTCTCAGGAGATATAGGGATAATATTAACAATAACTCCATCTCTTTTCTTTACTTCTGCAAAAGCATCTCCTACAACTAGCTTAATTACTTCTTGGTTCCATATAATCTGGTCGAAACTATCTTTGCCGTCTCCTGTAACGTGTCTTAGTTCTTGTTTTAGTAGTTCGTCACTTGTAGTCCATCCCCTACCAAACGCCCAAGTAGCCAACGCATTTATAGAACTTGAGACTTGTGGATGATTGAAATAGTAACCAAAATTCTCTGCTGCCTTATCAAAATAAACATAAGTTTCGTCTTGCTGAGGGTTAGAGACATCTAGACTTTTACTTTCTACTATAAAGTCAGGCACTTGATTTGTAAAATCAGTTGTTGTTGCTCTGCCTAATTCACTGAATGCCATTATAAGTCCACCTCAAAAGGAATATTTATACTTGTTGATGTAGTTAGTGTTGCACCTGTTAAGCTATCTGTTAGACTTAAACTTCCTACAGGGTCTAAGTAAATATAAGGCTCTCCATTAGCCCCTAGTCTTTTTAGAACTGGCGTTATCCTTAATTTATCTCCTACTGCAAATGTTTTTCCAGTTAAAAGAACCCTAGTAGATTTACCTGCTATTCCTGCTCCTCCGAGAGTAAAAGCACTATCATAAGCACTTCCTAACTCTGTAACTACTGCCCCTCTTACGTGCGATATTGTCCATTTTACCCTAGTTGCTGAAGTTCCTGTTTTTCTTAAAACATAATTTATCTGTGCATAGTTTGGGGCTATCTTTACAGGGTTATTAAAAGTTAAATCAAAATCTGCTGTGGCGTCTACTCCTGATAGCCTAAAGTTCTCATTATCTCCTTTTAATGTGCTATCTGTTGTTAGACTATAAATACTAGAGCCACTTATACCCTGTCCTGCTAAATAAAATTTATTATATCCTACTCCTGTTGCGTAATCAAAATAATCTACACTATAAACTAAGGGTGCTGATTTTCTAAAGTTCTCAGGTATTGGTATATATTTATCCATTAATTAGTATCTCCGTTCTGTATAAATAACTGATAGCTCTCTTTCTTTAATAGTTCTATACTTGAATTGTAAATCATATTTAAAAAATCTAAACTTGTCTCTCTTTCCCTAGCTGAATATCCTGTGGGGTCTGCGTTAATAACTATCATTGCACATTTAGCAGCACCTGCCATAGTTAGAATTTTCTTTAAACTTGCATCTAAATTAGCATAGTTACTGCCCCAATCATATAAGGTTTCAACTGAGATAGCTGCTTCAACATTTAAAACATAAACATCAGTTGCAGCTGTTGCCTTAGCTGTTGCTCCTGCGTTAATTCCTGCTAAAGCTTGTATATCTGCGTTCTTTGTGTAAATTCCTACGTCTTCCATTATCTAATCCTCATTGCTGCAACTTCTGTTGTTAAGTTTCGCATAGCATCAATATTAAATATTCTTAGAACGTCTGATATTTCTAAGGCAGGATATTCTGCTTTTACTTCTTGCATTTCTGCAATTAAGTTTATTATACTTTCTTTCATACTTTAATAGAGTATATTGAAAGATTTAAATGTTTGCTTTTCCATCCCCATCCTGCATTTGTCGCTCCCTCTGCAATATGGGTGTAATTTCCAAAGATTTTAAGGTGTCTAGTGCCTAAACTATCGTTGGTGTAAGCATATTGAACTGATTTAAAAGATTGAAAGATATTCGGTTCATCGAGTAAATGTAGCTTGCCTGTTTCCATTAACATCTTGAAATTTGAGTATTTTAATGTCTTTTGTAGCTTTTTTGTCTTTCCATCTTTATCTATAAGCTGTCTTGAGTTGTCTATGCTCTCTGTGACAAACTTAGTTTCGTCATCATCCATAAGCCAATCAAAAACCCCTACCCCAATCCCCTCACTATCGATGAAGATTTTAGAAAAATCATATAAAGAGTGCAGACCCTTTATATGCTTAAAGGTTTGGGGTAGAGTGGTCTTAGTTGTTATTTGATTCTCAACTTGATATAAATGCTCTCCTCTTAATTCAAAAATCTCAAACGTGCTTTCATCTTCTCCCATACGTGCTACATCTACTCCTAAAAAGTAAATCCCATCTTTCTTAATTGTCTCTGGTCTCTGTTCTGTCATTGAATTTATAATTAACTCATCTTCAAACCATTGTCTCATATCATCTAAGAACTCTGCTTCGTATTCCTGTGCATACTCCATTTCGCTTAATAGTGCTTTTTGGTTTTTTAGGAATAATAGGGCTTTATCTCGCTTTTCTTGTGTCCAATCATCGCTTAGCTCTCTCTCCTCTATCGCTTTCTCTGATGTTATGTTAAATACTCGCCATCTGTTCTCAAAGTTCTCCCAACACTTGAAAAAGAAGTTTTTTTCTGAGCTATTGTTTATGAATTTCCCTCTAGGTGTGGATGACATCCATATTTGTCCCCCTGTAGTCATTAAAGTCGGCATACTCGCTTTCCACATTAGCTCTGGCATACCTGAGGCTTCGTCTATGTAAAGAACGTTACCTGTAAAGCCTCTTACTGCATCTCCTGTGTTCCCAACAGGTCTGCTTATAACGTGTGCTCCGTTCTTAATCCAAATACGGCTTTTAGTGGGTTTGTTCTTTCCTTTCTGAATTAAGTGCCTGTGATTTTTCTCTAAGTAGTCTAAAATCATAATGATGATAAGTTGGGCTTGGTCTTCTGTAAGTGAGACAACGATAACTTGGTGCTTAGGGTTGTTTAGTAAATAATTCGCTATCTTGTGCGAGAAAGTCATAGTCTTCCCAACTTGTCTGCCTGTGCAAGCTAAAATATCGCCTTTTGCGTTTAAGAGTTCTTGTTGCCACTTATCATACTTCATCGTGTTAAAGTAAGGTAGACCCCCCTTATATATGTTTCTAAAAAAAATTTCTAGGGGATGACCCCCCATCTTTTTCTTCCCCCCTTAACGTCGTTCCACTCGAAACGAAGGTTTACACAGCTCCATTTCCACTGGAGATTACGGACATACCACGTAGTTAGGTCTAAGTGCATACATTTCCGGTTTCGTATGCACTTAGGCCTAACCGGCCCCCCCCGTTCGTTCCTAGTGAGCGAGCAAGTGATTACACAAAGATTAGTTTATAGAAAGAGTGATATAGTTTTGCCTCTGCAAAACTAACGTAAAGGAAATATATAAACCTATCGTTAAGTGAGCGAAGCGAGCGAACTAGGAACTGGAAACAACTAACCTCTATTTCCACTGGAACTCTTATATAATATATATAAGTAATTATTATATATATAAATAAATACATATATTTATAAACTAGCTATTCTTAGATAAACTATGCCAAACAAGATGTTATACTTTAACGATGAAATCTATTCCAAGCTTAGCAACGAGGAGAACGCAAGTGGTTTAGTTTCTAGTCTCTTAGAGAAGTATTACAATGAGCTTACCCCAACAACCATAAACGACAAGATTAAGATATTAAGAAAGCTCAATGTGATAGATCCTAGAAAAGTGGAGCTTAAGGAAAAGCTAATTAAAGAGATAGAGCAAGCACAGGGAGAGCAAGATAGCGAACAGGAAGCCCTTAGAAAGCGTTTAGAAGCTAAAGAGAAAGCTAAAAAGGCAAAGGATGATGATGTGCTTAGGCTAACAGAAGAATTAAAGAAAGTAGTTAAAGAGCCTACAAAAGAACAGCTTAATAAATATATATTCTATAAAAGGAACTTCCCAGAGAAAGCTAAAGAATTAGTAAAGAAATGGATTAAAGAGGCTCAATAGAAATAACAGCTTCTTCTTTAGATAAATCATCAAACTTAACAAAAGCATTTATATGGTTAGTGTTTTGTTTCTTGATTAAAGTATGTTCGAATATAAACTTATCATCAATTCCAAGAGCATTAAACACGCTATCAATAAGAAACTTCTCACGATTAGCAACATCAGCTCTTTTAACATTTCCATTCTTACAATACCAATCCTCATAGATATAGGTTGTAACCTTTAAAGGTTTACTCATAAATATCTCTCTATCTTCTAGATGTTCGGTATCTCTAACTATCTTCTCTATCTCCTCTCTTAGCTTCTTAGCTTCTGTTGTTAAGAACTTCCTGCATCCATTAAACCCATACAAATGGTTTACAGATGGCGTTTTAAAAGGTATTTTGATTATCATTGTTTTATTTTAAACAAAAATTTATATTTAGGTCTTGCTATCTTTTCAAGCATATTGGCGTGTTTTTCACATAAAAAGATGTCATAAACTGACATTATAGCGTGTTTTCTACAAAACCAACATTTAGGTTTCCCCAAAGGTATTTTGATTATCATTGTTCAAATTTTCCAAATATTTCATTATCTAAGATATTATGCATAGGGAATTCTGCTTTATTATCGCAATCATTCCATAAATCTTTCAATTCTTTTATTTTTTGTGCTAAATCTTCTTCTTTATACCATATTCCGTCCCTATTAAAATATAATTTATCTTTTAGTGTTTCAGTTTCCATATCCATTTTAGTAAAAGCTTTAACTGGGTATTTACTATTTATCTTCATTATTTTATTCATCCTCTTATGTTGTTCTTTATCCATTTTAGTTTCCATTTGTATTATGCAAACTCCTCCTCAAATATTTCTATTGAGTGTTGCCCACTACTAAAATAGCCTCCCTCTATGTGGTTAGCTTCTGCTTCTTCTTTAGTTTTATAAACTCCAAGTATATTTGTTGGTTCTCCACATTCTATGCAC